ATTCTGGCTGCAAGTCGTCAGATTGATGAATATTGCCAGAGATTTTTTTATCAAGAAGGTACTCAAGCAGCACCTGCTACAAGATACTATACTGCCTATAGCCCATGGTTCGTAGAGACAGATGACATTGTTCAAATAACAGAATTAGCATGTGATCCAGATTTTACTCAGACATATTCACAAATTTGGAATACCACAAATCCACCATTAGATATTATGTATGAGCCAGTAAATAATCCTGCAAAAGGATGGCCATACACAAGAATTTTAGCAATAGGCTCATATGTATTTCCTTACTTCTTTCCACAGACAGTAAAAGTAGAAGGTATTTTTGGATTTCCACAAGTACCTTATGAAGTTGAATTAGCCTGCAAGATTCAGGCAGCAAGATTATTTGTTAGAAAGCAATCTCCATTTGGAATTGCAGGATCTGTAGAATTAGGTACAGTAAGACTTAATTCAAGACTTGACCCAGATGTTGAGATGCTACTAAAGACATTTAGACGAAACAAGGGGCTTGCCTACTAATGATAAAAATTAATCAAGTAAGAGAAGCATTAGGACAAAACTTAAGCGACATTACAGGTATTAGAATTTATGACAAAATACCAGATGTAGTAGTTCCACCATGTGCAGTAGTTGGACAATTAGATTTCACATTTGACATTGACAATGCTCGTGGCTTAGACCAAGCATCTGTTGATGTATTTGTGATTGTTCAGAGAATATCTGAAAGAGCAGGACAAGATAAACTTGACCAACTTTTGGCAGGTACAGGATCCAAATCAATTAAAACTGCCTTAGAATCAGATAGAACATTAGGTGGACTTGTAAATACTCTTAGAGTTATAACTGCCGAAAGCGGTACATATACTACTGGAGATCAAGAGTTTTTATCATATCGTTATAATGTAACACTTTGGGGTTAAGGAGAATACAATGTTATATGAAGTAATATCAAGTAAAAAAGTTTGCGGTAAGGTCAATGGTGAAAGTCTTACCGAATCTGATATAATTAGTTCAGGAGGAAATGTTGAATTTCTTCTTGCATCTGGTCATATCAAAGAAGCAGGAAAGACACCAAAATACACAAAGACATTTGAACCAAAATTTGAAGAAGTTCCAGTAGTTGAGGAATCAGCATTTGAGGTATCAGATGATAATATATCTACAACTGAAGGAGATATTTAACAATGGCTCGTATAGTGCTTACTGATGTTGCAGTAACAATTAACTCTGTTGATCTTTCAGATCACATTGCATCTGTTACCCTTTCAACATCTGCAGACGCTGTTGAAACAACAGCATTTGGACAAGACTCAAGATCTCGTATTGGCGGTCTAAAGGATAACTCAGTTACCTTTGATTTCCACCAGGATTTCTCTGCTACTGAAGTTGAAGCAACAATTTATCCACTTATTGGAACACTTACTGCTGTGACAGTAAAGCCAACAAGCGGTGCAGTTGCTGCTGATAATCCAGATTACCAATTCCAGGCTCTTGTAACAGAGTGGACACCATTGAACGGTGCTGTTGGCGAACTCGCTACTGCATCTGTTACATGGCCAATCTCTGGCGATATTACAAAGGATGTAACACCTTAACATGGCTAAATTAGTTCTAACAAATCCAAATATAGTATTTGAGGGTGTTTATGATTTTAGTGATCATATCTCAAGCATAACACTTTCTACTGTACATGATGTACTTGATGTTACTCCTGTTAAAGAAGGAGTAATCTACAAGGAAGTTATTGCTGGAGTTGGAACTAATTCAGTCTCTTTTGAATTTCATCAAGATTTTGCAAATAATTCTATTGAAGAGTTTTTTGGTGGAGAACCAGGAAATGCTTCAATGCCAAATCGTGTTGGAACAAAAGTTACAGTTGCAGTAAGGCCAGTTGATGCGCCTATTTCTGCATCTAATCCAGAATATACATTTGATGCTTTAGTTACTGAATGGACACCTCTCAACGCTGAGGCTGGTGGTCTAAGTACTATTAGTGTTAACTGGCCTATTTCTGGAGCAATAACTAAGGATATAACTCCTTAGAATCTAATCTCATAAAGGGGAATAATAATAATGGATGGACTAAGTATAAAAGTAAAAACAGTTGATGGACAAGGCGATGGAGTATATTCATTGCGTCCAAAGACACTTGTTGCGTTTGAAAACAAATTCAATAAGGGTTTTGCTAAATTGCTAACTGAAGATCAAAAGATGGAGCATATCTATTTCTTGGCTTGGGCAGCAATGAAGGATGCTGGAAAAGTTGTAAAGCCTTTTGGTGATGCATTTCTTGATACGCTTAATAGCGTGGAATTAGAATCTGACCCAAATTCAGAATCCACAGAAACAGCCTAATCTATACGATTGCAATGGTTTCTGTGGAGACTGGGCTTTCTCCAGTAGACTTGCTTGAAGCGCCTGATGGCATACTTGAAGCGATAGTTATATATCTCAAGGAGCGAAGTAAGAATGCGAGTAGGCAATGAGTAGTGATGCTGTAGTTTTAGTGGGACTAAAAGAAACACTAAAAGCATTAGAAGATTTTGACAAGAATGCAGTAAAGGGATTTAATAAAGTGTTAAATTCTGAATTGCGTAGTGCTAAAAATGAAGCACAAAATTCTGTCACTAAGGAACCACCACTTAGTGGTTGGGCTACTCAGCCTGCTCGTAATCCTCGTTCTCGTGGTGGTGCTGGATGGCCTGCTTGGGATCAGTCTGTTATTAGGTCTGGAATCTCAGTTACAAAAGCAGAAGGCAAAGTTAGATCAGATTACACAACAAATGCTGGTGCATTAAAGAATAAATCAGCAGCAGGTGTTATTTATGAAATTGCAGGTAGAAAAAATAAAACAGGTGGCAAGAATAAGTTTATTAGTAATTTGAGTAGAAACGATACTCAATTTATGCCATCAAGATTAGTCTGGAATGTAGTAGATAAGAATAGAGCCAGAATAATCAGAAGTGTTGCAAATGCATTTGAAGATGTAAAAATCACATTACAAAAGAATTTAAATATGAGAAGGAGTTCATAATATGGCTACAGGCGCAATTATTGCCAGAATTGTAACTCAATACTCAGATAAAGGTTCTAAGGCTGCTAAGAAAGACATAGATAAACTTGGTAAGCAATTTGATGCATTTGGTAAAAAGGTAGCAAAATCATTTGCAGTTGCAGGCGCTGCTGCCGCAGCATTTGCATTAAAATTAGGTAAAGATGCTGTTAAAGCAGCAATTGAAGATTCTAAATCACAAGCATTACTTGCTAATACTCTTAGAAATACTATTGGTGCCACAGATGATGCTATTTATGCTGTAGAGCAATATATTGAAAAGCAACAATTACTTACAAATGTTCAAGATACAGAATTAAGAGAAAGTTTTAGTAAGTTAGCAGTAGCGGTAGGAAACACAAGCGATGCTATGTTGCTACAAGGTGTTGCTCTTGATACCGCAGCAGGCACAGGAAAAGATTTATCTGTAATTACAGATGCAATTACTAAGGCAACTCAGGGTAATTTTACTGCTCTAAAGAAATTAGTACCTACTTTAGATGCCAACATTGTTAAAAATAAAGATTTAGGTGCTGCTCTTGTTTATTTAAATAAGACTTATAAAGGTGCAGCAGAAGCGGCAGCCAATCAAGATCCTTGGACTAAACTAAGTATTGCATTCTCAGAATTAAAAGAAAAATTAGGCGTAGTCCTATTACCAGAAGTTGTTAAATTTATAAATTATTTAACAAATACAGTATTTAAAGAACTTGAATATTGGATCTGGTTAAATGAAAACAAAATAAAGAATGCTCTTGAGACTGTTGCAAGAAATATTAAAGATATTGTTGTTGCCTTCCAAAATATCTATGGAGTATTTAAAGGCATTAATGACTTACTACCTATAGGAATTGGTGGCTGGATTCAATTAGCGGTAGCCATAAAAGGTCTTACATTAGTATTAGGTGGTCTTAATACAGTAATGGCCATATTTGCTATAAGAGCAAAAATGAATAAGAGCCTGGTAGATAATCTACTATTGGGCAATAGAAAATTCATGGAGATTGTTAAAGAATCTACCAATACAAATGAATTAGCGGTACAAAGTTGGTATAGATTAAAGGGTGCAATTCTAAGTAGCACACCTGGAGTTTATGTAATAAGCAGTTGGAATAAGTTAAAAACTGTAATATTCGGATTTACAAAGAAATTGCTTGCTCCTGTACTTGCAGGACTTGCAGCAATAGATACTGCATTAATTACCGCAGCCGCTTCTGGAAATGCTGCTGCTGCAGGTGTATTAAAGTTCAAAGCATCTCTTATCTCATTAGTTAAATGGATCCCAGGCTGGGGTAAGGCAATAATAGTTGCTCTTGGGTTAGTGGCTGCATTCTGGGATAAGATGCCATGGAATAAAGATAAAGTTACTATATCTGATACTGCTCGTAAAGCAGAATTCTCCATGTACATGGCAGCAAAAGCCACAACATCTATGGATGATGCCCTCAATAAATATAAGGAAACTCAAACTGCTGTAGTTAAAAAGACTAAAGAACAAATTGCTGAAGAAAAAAGACTTGCAGCCCTTAAGGCAAAACAAGATGCAGCAGATAAGAAGAGAGCCAAATTTGAGGCGGATTATCAAAAGATAAATGAGCGTATTGCTAAAACTCATGGAGTTAAACTTCTTACATCTGAAGAAGAAAAGATGGTTCAAATAAATGCTGCAGAAGCATTATTGAATAGACAAAAGAAGATTGATGAAATAAATAAGCAAAAACTTGCTGATCTAAGAGAAGAAGTATTATTACGAAAAGTTGTAAATGACCTATCTTATAGATATGATGATATTCTTAAGGCTTTAGCAGATAATAAGATAACTACACAAGAAATACAGGTTCTTGCCCTTAAATGGGGAGTTACTACTGAAGCAGTAGATGCATATTTATATCAACTTAAAGTAATTGAAGATGGTAAGATTTCTGATGATGAAATTGTAAATCTTGCAATGAAGTGGGGCAGTACACAAGCCCAAGCAGCACAATATCTTGATTTCTATCAGGCACTTAATGATGGTATCTTAAGCGATTCTGAAATTGAGAAACTAAAGACCAAATGGAAGTTAACTGAAGACCAAGTACGCATGTATGCAGACTTTGTTGGAATTGTTAATGATGGTAAATTAACTGATGCTGAAATCATTAAGATTAAGGATAAGTGGAAGTTAACCACTGATCAAGTAGTTGATTATATTCTTAAGATTGGTTCTCCTGTTTCTTATTCAGGTACCCTGATTGATCCAGCCAGAGCAGCAGAACTTGCTTGGAAAGATGCTACAGCAGCCCTAATGGCCTATTTAGCCCTATTAGCAAAGGGAACTGGTGCTGTTGTAACTGGAAAGCCAGATTCAGCAACAATAGATGCCAACGCAGCAGCAGCCGCAGAAGCCGCCGCAGCAGCCAAGGCAGCAGCAGACGCTGCAAATGCATTAGCAGAATCTGAAGCAGCATTAGCATCAATAGAGGCTGCAGGACGATATGCAGCAGCAAAAGGTTATGCAGAAGCCAAAGCAGCAGGAAATATGGATTTGGCTGCAGAATTTGCAGCACAGGTAGGCCCATCAGCAGTAGCAAAGGGTGAATCTGGAGCAATTGGTGCAGCATCCATAGCAGCAGCATTAAAAGCAGCAGAAGATCAATTAAAAACTGATCAATTCCTTGCAACATATGCGGCCTTCCAACAAAAGGAAAGAGCAGACGCTGCAGCAGCACAGGCAGCATCAGCAGTATCAACAGCAATGTCTGATGCAGCAGCAGATGCAGCAGAACGAGCAAGAATGAGAAATCTGATGGGATTAACATCAGCATCAAGCACTGTAGCAACTGCTGGTTCAATATCTGGTGGTGGAAACCTAATGGCTGGCGGTAATGTAAATGTTACTGTAAATGTATCAGGATCTGTAACATCAGAACAAGATTTAGTATCTGCAGTTAGAAATGGACTATTGCAGACACAATATAATGGTAATCCAATAACATTATTGGCGGTATAAAATGACACTACCAGTACTTAAAGTAGAAATTGACTTTTCATCAGGACCATCATTTTCATATCCACTTGTTTTAGATGATGTATCTTATGGTCTTTTAGATTTAAATACTTTAGGTGATTTACCAGCAGATTTAGTAGATGTTAGTGATCAAGTATTAAAAGTATCTACTCGTAGAGGACGAAATCGTATTTTGTCTAACTTTGAAGCAGGTACAGCAACAGTCGTTTTAAATGACCCTAATTCAGATTTTAACCCATTTAATCCAGCATCTCCTTATTATACAAAGTTAATTCCTTTGCGTAAAATAAGAATCTATGCAGAAACACCATTAGATGGCGATACTGTAGAAGTTAATATATTTTCTGGATATATAACTTCATACGATACTAATTTTTATCAGGGTACAAATGAAACATCTACAGTAACTCTACAATGTGTAGATGGATTCCGATTACTATACAATGTTTCTACAGGTACCGCACCAATTCCAGGTTGTGTTGCAGGTCAACTGTCTGGAGAAAGAATTAATCAGTTATTAAGTTTTGCTGATTGGCCAGGATCTATGAGAGTTCTTGATTTAGGTAATTCTACTATGCAGGTTGATCCTGGACAACAAAGATCACTGCTTCAGGCAATTCAAACAGTTGAACAGTCAGAATTTGGTGCATTTTTTATGGCAAGATCTGGTAAAGCAAGATTTTTAGATAGAAATACTGTTTCACAACTTGCAGACATTACTCCAAGATATTATTCTGACAACAATGCTCCTGGATCACTTCCATATAATTCCATTGACTTTGCATACGATGATCAATTAATTTTAAATGATATTACTGTCACAAGAGTTGGCGGTACACCACAAGAAGTCTTTGATCAAGATAGCATAGATACATATTTTATTAAATCAGGTCAAAGAACTGACATATTAGTTGAAACTGATGCTGAAGCATTAGATCAAGCAAATATGTTACTTGTTGCTCGTAAAGATGCAGACTTAAGAATTGATTCCATGCTCTTAGATATTACTGGAGACAATGATGAAGATAGCGTGTTCATTAACTTAACATCTGATATTTACTCACTTGTTTTTATTACAAAAACAATGCCAGGTGGATCAACAGTTGCTCGTGAATTATTTATTCAGGGAGTTCAGCATGACATTACTCCAAATTCATGGACAGTAAAAGTACTAACAGCAGAACCAATCATACAAGCATTCATTTTAGATTCAGGAACTCAAGGACTCCTGGATGTAAATGCATTAACATACTAAAATAAGGAGAAAACGATGCCTACAGGCAGTCCAAACGCAGGTTACAAGACCTTTAACACAGGTGATGTTTTAACCGCAGCACAGGTACAGTACTACCTGCAGAATCAATCAATCATGTACTTTGCAGACTCTGCAGCGAGAGATGCTGCTTTGACAGCAGGCATTGTACAAGAAGGCATGTTTGCCTACCTTGCTGATACCAACACAACAGTTTTCTATGATGGCAGTACCTGGCAATCATTTGGAACTGGAGATGTAACAGGCCTAACAGCAGGCACAGGTATTACAATTACCAATGCTTCAGGACCTGTTCCAACTATTGCTGTTTCAAATAATCCTTTACTTACCTCGCCAAAAGAGCAACTTGATCTTGTTGGAGCGGCATCTACAGGAACTGTAAATATTGATGTTCTTACTTCTTCTGTAAAAGTTACTACAGCAAATGCTACAGGTAACTGGACATTAAATGTTAGAGGAGATAATACAACTACCTTTGACTCAATAATGTCATCTGGTCAACAAATAACTGTAGTTTATGTATCTCCAAATGGTGCAGCAGCCTATTATCCAACAGGATTTACTATTGATGGATCAGCAGTAACTCCTAAATGGTTAGGTGGATCTGCACCTGCTGCAGGAAATATAAACTCTACAGATGTTTATGTTTATACAATTATTAAAACAGGAGCAGCCACATTTACTGTTCTTGCATCACAGAATAAGTTTGCTTAATTATTAATAAGGAGTAATTGTGAGTCCATTATTGCGTTATACAAGTGGCATAGGCCTACATTTAGTATCACCTACGCCTACCCCAACGCCTACACCCACACCTACTCCTACCC